AAGGTGTTTTACACCAAGAGCAGGATCGTCGTAAGTAGCAATACGTTTGTTGCTAGCCTGTGTACCTACATTGTTGTTAATAATAACTTCGTGTGTGTAATCAAACATAATTTTCTAAAAATTAAAGGTTAAACTATTTACTATCCGTTGTTGGGATTCCTCCAATTGTTTGATTAATTGCAAAATGAGTTTGCAATCTTTGATCACCTGCATTTTCGAGTAGTAACTTCACAAAGATGTTAATAATCTCATATGCAACAGCATCGGGAAATTCACATTGCGGAGTAGTATCTTCAACGCCATTTACATCGTCTCAGGAGAGATTTATTAATTGTGGGACTTTTAAATAATCTACATAAGCAACGTCTGGAGCATAAAACTTATTTGTTCCACATCTAATCTCCATTAATTTTCCACTACAATCATCCATTGGTTGCGGGCAACATGGTTTTAGAGTTGCTTGAAGCTCTCCTTTTCAAGCAGGACGTTCGCATTCACTAATATCACAAGGGTCTAAAAATTGTTTTGCCAATACTTCTGTAGATAATTTTCCAGCTGTATCAGATTCGTTAATATAAAAATAAGGTCTGGTATAAGTTGGTTTAAGATAGGCGTTATTTATAATATCGGGAAATTGATTTGCGGTTAATCTTCGACATAAAGAGAAGATACCATTTTCATTATCCGAAGGTTTTGGACATTTAGTTGGTTGAGGCTCTTTACATTTTCTTGCGAAATGAGTAGTACAATTCAACACATGAAAATAGTCAGAAGGAAGGACTACAACGTAGTTTGCTTCTTCTCCTGGGTGTATTATTTTATTTTGTTTAAATACCTCCAGTTCTACACTCTTTTGTAATCAACGTAAATCATCGGATGACTGTTGATTCAAATCAAATCTCGCATATGTCAAGTTTATATATTGAATGATAGCCTTATTGATTGTATAATTGTACTCTTCTATTAATAAAGTAGGAGCCTCATGCTTATTTTGTTCAATTAAGGCATTTGTATACAAATCTAGATGTGTCATAGGCTATCCTAATTTTCAATTTTAATTCTCAGATTTAGATGCTTTAGTTGTCTTCGGTTTTTCAGGTTCTGCTGGCTGAACAAACTGAGGGAAGGTTGCTTTCTTGATTTCCTCGAAAACAGTTTTATTAGAAGGAGTCTTGAAGAACATAATTACAGCGTCGTCTGTCATTCCAAGAACAGAATCGCCATACATAAATACTCCATTCACTTTCTTTATAATGTGCTTATCTCTTGCTTCAATAAATAGAAGTCTAAGAGCAGTATCTCCATTTGTGTAAAGATCAATGATCCTATTAGGTGATTTTTCAGCCTCTTGATATAGATAATCTTCTACATCAGAAGAAGGAGCATAACGCATGTTCTTTCCAAGTAACTTACATTTAGTAAGTCTTCCATCAACAGAATCTTCCTCAACGTATCTAAACGCTTGCATAATAAGTTTCTTTCTAGAAACGCTACGTTTAGAATCTTCGCCAGGTACATCTATGAAAAGTTCAGCTGTACCATATTTCTTTGCATCACCATCAATCAATAGAACACCATTTTCATCTCTTGCATCTCTAGACGGAGCAAATAAATCATGGCTCTTAATAGCATTCCAAATATTTGCTTGACGTTTGTCATCTAAATCAAAAGTAGTTCCATCAATTACAACTACATCAAGATCTTCAGGAATGAAATACGCAGAGTCTGGATTATTTCTTTCTGCATCTGATAAAATCATTTCAGAACGTCCATCTACGCCAACTCTAGTTTGTTTAACCCACGGCCAATTTAGACCATTAGGTTGCTTAGTTGGCTGAAAATGATATTCTTTTACTTTATAAACCGATCTAATCGTTATAATGTTACTCATATTATTTCTCAATTATTATCTAAAACATCGTATCTAAGAAAAAGTAAAAGGCCCAGCCCGAAAACTGGGCCTTTATTCTATATATATTTTATTCTATATTAATCCTAGAATAGAGGATTTCCGGTATCTTCACCAAGGAAGATAACAGAACGATAAGGATTGTAAAGTGCAAGACCTGCATAACCCCATGCTACAACATGAGATCCAGCAACACGGCTAGAAACTTCACCAGAATCAAGACCGCTACGTCCACCAACACCTACGATCCAGTTATGGATGAACTGTCCACCCTTGAAGGTTAACATTTCCATAGCAGGCTTGTTGGAAATACCATCTGCGGTTAAATCAACCATAACACCGTAATTACGGGTAGGGAATTCAACATCAAATGTGCGCTCAACTTTGAAGATCACTTTATTTCCAGCGAATTCATAGGAATGATAAGTTGCACCAAGATCAACGTATCCGTTAGCAGCTTTTGAGTAAAGAACTGCACCGTCAGTCTTGTGCTCAGCAAGCCAACGATCAAGAACGGTATTGACCTCATTCCACATTCTTGTATTGACTAAGAATAGATATTCATTGCCAGTAGGTTTGATAGATTTAGCAACTAAGGTAGCTAAAGCCTTCTGGAAGTAAGCAACAGTAAGTTTAGAGAAGACAAACTTAGTTGCGAAACGCTCTAACTGAGCAATAAGACCATCAGAGCTGATGATAGGACGGCCTGTTTCAGCTTCATAGATCTTTGGTTTACCATTCACGTCAACATTAGCCTTACCCCAAACAAGAGCCATATCACGAGCCTCGATGAAGCTCTCAACGACTTGCTGGTCAGCTTTCTTTAATGTAAACACAGGATCGTCTTTTCCACCATCTTTACCTTCACCAATTTGGATGAATACATCCTCAAGAGGTTTGTACATAGCAGACATGTCAATGTCGCAACGGTGAGTAGCGATGAAAGTTCTGTGTTTTTCAGTATTGCTCTGATACTTTGTATACAATTGTGTTATCAATATGTTACCATATTGTTCAGACTATATCTTAATCTAAATATTTAAATATGTAACCTTTACAATGATCTCGATTGCCCAAAGCAACTTGTTTTGCGTTTTTATAACCAGCTTTAACGCAATCCGTCATTGTTTCAAATATCTCTAAGAGATTTCCATCGTCGTCGTATTTTCCAACTTTTCCACCAGCGTAAGGCATCTCAACTGATGCCATTTTTCTATGAGATGTAAGATTTTTAAGTTTATCTACTTTTTCATATGAAAATTGATGTCCATGATATTGATGTCCTTGATTAATAGCCCTTGTAATATGCCCACCACCTTTATGACTATGGTCTGGATTTATATATCTAACGGCTTCGTTAACCCCATCAAATTCCATCTCAAAGTTTCCTTCTAAATCATACATATAAACTTTGGTTTGATGTGTTATATGAATTTTTCCACCTTCAACTAAATTATAAACATCTTCTCTTCTTAAGAAGTCTTCATTTACAAGTTCCTTTTCCAATTTATAAGCATCTTCTTCTGTATCAAATACAGCCAACGTTGTTCTTATGAACTCTCTTGGACCATATTTTTTGACTGCATATTGAAAAGGGGTTGTTGGATTCATATAACTGGCTGGACTATTTATTCTAACTCCACATCCAATATAACCATCAAATCCATTAGGATTATTTGTACAATGTACGCCAATGTAAATTTTATTGTTTACTTTACAAACTGTTTGATATACGATATATTTCATAATATTTAAATTTTAGATTTTTTCCATTTCGGAGTTGATTTCTCCTACGTCCATTCGGACTAGTCGTTGAACGTTCCTAAGTGCTTCGTAACACGCTTGCATTATCTTAGGCTTCGCTGCTGATTGACCGTATAGGCTTTCCAGCAATTAGAAAAATTTATTTAATTTTACACTTATTAAAATAAGCGGAGGAGAGCAATACAAAGTAAAACTTCTAAAAGTTTACCCTCCTCGTGTAACTCAGGCATATAGTTAGTTACAAAGCGGGTCATTTCGCCAGCAAGAGCAGAAGGATCGATTGCAGAGGTATAATCTGAATCATTAATCTTACCTACAACAAGGAATTCGTTATCACGAAGTCTCTGAGGACGATTCATCACGATGATGAGGTCACGAGTCTTCTCGATAATAAAGGTATCAAATTTCTGATAGTAGTTCTCAGGGAAATAGAATAGAATGTCAGCACCGTTGCATCCATCACCTTCTACGCGAAGGATAGGAACTCTCTTAATACGGTTAACAGCAATATTCCACTCTACCACGAAAGAATCAACATCTTTGAAACTATCCTTTGCTTTGCCCTTCGTATAAATATTCTGAAGTGCTTCAGTAAGATGCGTAATAGTGTACTGATCGTACAGTGTAGACACTAAACCTAAACGAGCTGGTTTAACAGAAAGGAACTTCATGAACAATGTGTTATCTTCATATTACTATGAAGTTCAGACTATATCATCATCCTAAAAGGATGTCCCCCGTTTCGAGCTATTGCCCTACTCTCTTTCGAGATAGTCGTTGAACCTTCCCATAAGGGCTTGGCTGCTGATTTTCCAACAAAGTATGATAAATTTGGACTTCCCAGCAATTAAAGGGATTTTCTAATAACATTACTGTTATTAGGGACTATTAAGTTAATCCTCATAAGTTCTCGTATCAGCTTGATTAGGTCTAATAGTAGTAAAACCTGATATTCTCATACTTTAAAAAAATTATTAGTTGTTATTATTTAATACAGATAACTAACCGTAAATGTCGAAAACCGTTTTA